CTTTTGTGGGTAATAGTTGGCATATGCCAGTAAATCATTTTGATACAAACGCTCTTGGTGTTATGCGTCAACTTGAAGCCATTCGCAAGATCTGCCCAAGTTGCCGCTATTATAATGCAGGTTCATCCGAAGAGTTTGGTGATGTAGCCTACAGCCCACAAGACCTCAAGCACCCAGCAAGACCAAGAAGCCCGTATGGAGCATCCAAGGTAGCCGCAAGACAGATTGTAAAGGTGTGGCGTGAATCTTATGACTTGTATGCCCTTCAAGGCTATCTATTTAATCATGAATCAGAGCGTCGTGGTGAAGAATTTGTAACCCGAAAAATCACAAAAAATGTAGCACGAATTGCAAAAGCTTTACAACAAGGATTTACCGATTTCCAGCCACTTGAACTTGGCAATGTTGACGCCAAAAGAGATTGGAGTCACGCAGAAGATTTTGTGGAAGCCGTTTGGCTAATGTTAAATCAAGACAGCCCCAAGGATTATCTACTAGCCTCTGGAGAAACCCATACCGTTAGAGAATTCGTTGAGACTGCTTTTGATAACGCTGGTATCCAAGGTTATTGGTCTGGCGAAGGCGTTGATGAAGTTTACAAACTGAAAGGGGAAGTTCCTGTAGATATTACCCTAATGAAAGTGAACCCTAATTTTTACCGCCCAGCAGAGGTCGATTTACTTCTTGGAGACCCCTCCGAAGCAGAAAAAGAATTGGGCTGGAAGAAAAAGGTTGACTTTAAGTCATTAGTGTGCAGAATGTGCGAACATGACTTCAAAGAAATTAACGCCACATAAAAGGCGACAACTTACCATAGGAAGGCTTGTTGATGTTCCCAAAGCTCAAAAGCGATTCTTTTGGGCTAGGGAAATGAAGCTCCTCAAAGACCTTGAGGCTAGATATTCTCTGGAATTTTTAGAAATTGTCACTTTTCCAAAGAAATATGACAGCCTCGCTTACCTTGTTTCAAAGGAGTTAAAAAGCACAATGGACAGAAAGTGGAGAAATTTCAACTTTAAAGTTGACTTATCCAAGTATGATCCATTTATTTTAGGAGAAAAGACTGGAAAAGATTATGTCCCCAGTGATAATAGACCAAAGAATACAAAAGAATTATTAAAATGAGCGACAAAGATTCAGAATTGCTAGAAAAGTTCCTTAAAGACAAGAAGGGACAACATTATAACTTCGAAGAAACAATTGACTATAAAGCGTCAAGCGGTTCTCTTCAACTCGATTTAATGCTAAACGGGGGATTTGGCCCTGGATTACATAGATTCGTGGGAATGAACGAAGGAGGCAAAACATCCGCATCACTTGAGGTGATGAAGAATATGCTAAACGACATTCCAGGCTCAAAGGGCTTTTACATCAAGGCCGAAGGTAGGCTTTCAAAAGAAATGCAAGAGCGTTCTGGTGTAAAATTTGTTTTTGACCCAAAAGAATGGGTAGCTGGTACCTGTTTTGTTTTTGAGAGCAACATTTATGAGGTTGTGGTGGATGCAATGCACACACTCGTAGAACAAAACGAAGAAAAATACAAGTATTGCTTCCTACTCGACTCCGTAGACGGCCTAATCTCACAACAAGACATTGATAAATCCTTCTATGATTCTAATAAAGTGGCTGGTGGTGCAGTTATCGCCGCCAACTTCATGAAGAGAATGTCCATTAAGCTCGCAAAACGGGGTCATATGGCCATTTTTATCAGTCAGGTTAGAGCAGACATTAAACTAGACCCATACTCTAAAGCTCCAGTGCGTCAGACCTCCGCAACAGGCGGTAACGCCTTACTCCACTTTGCGAATTATATCATGGAGTTTGAGCCTCGATATAAGTCGGATATGATTTTACAAGACCCAGCGAAGAAGCAGCCAGACCCCAAGACCAACCCTATTATTGGTCATTGGGCTAAAGTTACGATTAAGAAGTCTCCAAACGAAAAGACAAACAACACAATTCTGTATCCAATCAGATATGGAAGAGTTGGCGGAAAGTCTATTTGGGTGGAGAAAGAATTGGTAGACTTACTATATATGTGGGAGTTTGTCACCAAGAAAGGAGCTTGGATTACTCTAGGTGAAGAGTTCAAAGAGCTTGTGGCTGACGTTATCCAAGACCTGCCAGAAAAAATCCAAGGAGAAGCTAATCTTTTTAAGATGATTGAAGAAAACGAAGAGCTTTCTAAATTTTTAATAAATTATTTTAAATCTAATATTGGAGAATTAGTGTAATGTATCCTGTAAGTCCATTTTCTTCCTCTCCAGTCCCTGGCGGCTGTGATGGAGTTTGGGCACTCTTTATCAACACCCCCTACACCTCTCCACGATGTGCACCGCAGGGGGTTTCTTTTTCACGGCCCCTTGGCCCTGCTTCCTAGGAGGTCGCAGACTGATATCATCCCCAAGGGTGTCCGTGATCATTTTTTTATGAAATTTTTAACTCTATATGGCAAAGAAAAGCCACTGAGAAACGCACATAAATACAAAATTAAGTGGAACGGCAAATGCCGCAGTAAATTCCAAGCAGAAGTCAGAAAATACATATACCCATACTGGAAATACGATGCTGTATATGAAGAATTTAAGGTGGTTGGCACACAATTGACTCTTGATTTTTACAATCATACTCGAAAAATAGCAATAGAGGTTCAGGGCGCTCAGCATTTACAATTTGTAAAACATTTTCATAAAAATAAAGCAAACTTTGTTCGCCAAATCCGCAGAGACAACAAAAAGATAGAATTTTGTGATATTAACGAAATCAAGCTGATAGAAATATATCCAGATGATAAATTGTCGGAAGATTTTTTTGCAAAACTTTTAGGGTAAGTGTAAAATAGTTTGAATGGAAACGCCACAATTTAAAGAATTTAAACTGCCACAAAAGATTCTAAGCCAGCTTTATGAGCTAACTGGGGGCAAAGAATGCTACAAAGGCTTCATTATCGTATATTCTGATGAAAACGGGATACCTATAGTATATACAAGCTGCGAATCTCAAATTTTAGAAAATGGCTTGATTAAATCATTAGAAGATTACATTCAACAGAGTAGCGAAGATAACTTCGAAGAGGCTGAATCTTAATAAGGCTTGACAAACCATATCAATTGTGTAGTATAGGCACAATGATATATAGTTTGGAAATTGAAAAACAGGTTTTGGCCGCCTTTATCCAAAAGCCAAAAATTCTTTTAAACTTCATCCACCTTATCAGTGAATCTGATTTTCATGATGGATCTTTGTTGCACAAGACGCTCTTCGCTGTTCTAAAAAGAGCCTGTCAGAGAGACGAATCAATTGACGATATTGTTTTAGTTCAAAGAATCAAAGACCTCGGAATAAAGTTCGAGGAGGATATTTCTTTGATTGATTATGTAAGATCCTTATCCATGCGGAAGATTCACTCTGAGGAAAAAATTGAATCTTCAATCAAGGAGCTTAAAAAATACAGTGTTCGTAGGGAGATACAAAAGACTGCACAAAAAATTGCAGACTCCATGAAAAGCATTTCGCCAGATGTGCCCTATCTGAAAATCATCGAAAATGCAGACCAAATATACAACGATAAGATAAATCTTTTTGAGATTGGTGATGATGTTCCGTCTAATATTTATGACGAGATGGAAGATTTCATTGAAGATCGTGGCAACAACCCAATCGAAGAATTTGGCATGATGGGGCCGCACGAAAAAATTAATGACATCTATGGGTCACTTTTGCGCCCAGGAAATATTACTGTCATTGTTGCTCGCTCTGGCGTAGGTAAGACTCAGTTTTGTATGCATTACGCAACTCAAGTTGCATCAAAATATGACGTTCCAGTTTTGCACTTCGATAACGGAGAAATGAGCAAAGAAGAATTAATCATTCGCCAATGCGCATCCTTGTCTGGCGTTCCATCCCATCTCCTTGAAAGCGGCAAGTGGCGACAAGCTGGCGAAGATGTTGTCAACAAAGTTCGATCCGTGTGGAGCAGGGTTAAGAATTTACAGTTTTATTATTATAACGTTGGCGGCATGGATGTGGATTCTATGATCAATACGCTCAAGCGTTTCTACTATTCAAAAGTTGGCCGTGGCAATAAGATGGTTTTCTCTTTTGACTACATTAAAACATCATCAGAAAGTAGTGGCAACAAAAACGAGTGGCAACTTGTTGGTGAGATGGTTGACAAGTTTAAGAAGTGCATACAAAAAGAAATATTGGAAGACGGCAATCCAGTTGTTCCAATGATTACATCCGTACAGTCAAACCGTAGCGGCATCACCACCAATCGCCAGAGCGCAAACATCATTGATGATGAATCAATTGTTTCTCTTTCTGACCGAATTACTCAGTTCTGTTCGCACATGTTTATTCTGCGACAAAAAACCAATGATGAAGTTGCAGAAGAAGGTAATCAATTCGGCACACATAAGCTTATCAATGTCAAATCGAGGCACCTGGGCAAAGATATCGCTGGTGCAGTTGAACCAGTTCAAGTTGATGATAACCTTCGCAAAAACTTTATTAACTTGGAGTTCAGAAACTTTAATATCTCAGAACGTGGAGACTTGCGTGATATCGTAGCCTTCAGAAATACAGGTGGCGACCTAACAGGATCAGCCGCAACAGAAATCCCTTCTTTTGATGACCTATAAAGAAACACTGCAAGAGCTTGGATACAATCTTCAAGATTGTGGTAATCATTGGCGCACTCGTGCTGTTTATAGAAATGGAAAAACTAACACTTCTGTTATTATCTATAAAGACACTGGCGTGTGGAAAGATTATGGCGGAGATAATCAAGCAAAACCATTTACTGCGCTAGTAAAAGAAACCTTAAAAACAGAAGATCCTAAAATATTAAAAAAGTATATTCATGATCCCGTTCAAGATTTCAAAGCCAAACCCCCGATAGAAAAAATAGAAATGGAAAAAATTTATCCAGAATCTCATCTTCAGAAATTATTGCCCATGTTTAGCTTTTACGAAAAGAAGGGCATCTCAGAAAAAACCCAAAAAAAATTCAAATGCGGTTATGCTGGTGGAGGCAAAATGTATCGTCGTATTGTATTTCCTATTTATGATTTAAATAATCAAATACATGGATTCTCTGGTAGGACTGTTACCGAAGATAATGGCACACCAAAATGGAAACATATGGGCCGTAAAACAAATTGGATTTACCCACACCATCTTTCGCACGATGTTATTGAGGAAAAGCAAGAAGTCATACTTGTAGAAAGTATTGGCGACTGCATGGCTCTTTATGAAGCTGGCTTTGAAAATGTTTTGATGTTGGCTGGCTTAGATATTTCCGCAAAAATGATTTCCTATCTCAACACATTTGATCTAGATAGAATTATCATCGCAACAAACAACGACAAAAGCAAAGAAGTAAATGCTGGAGCTTTAGCCTCAATTAAAACTGCCGCAAAATTATCTACTGTTTTTGATTTATCATTGATAAGAATCAACCCACCAGTT